TTGACAACCTGCAGGGCAAGTAGTCTTGTTCACTACTCACCTAGCGCGGGCGTAGGCGAAGGGGTTTTCGGCGAAGGCCATAAAGGCCATCGTTCCATTTCCTGTTGAACCGCCCATGCCGCCCCATGTGGTTTTTATCTTGAAGCCATTGCTGAGAATGTCGATGCCATCTGAACCGCCTTCTGCGTTTGAAGTATCAGCCTCAAAACGCGCAGTGGCAACGTTGTAAGACGTTCTCGACGTATCAAAAATTGCCCAACCGTCACTACTCGCTGTTCTCTTGATCATGATAAAACGAGGGCGAAAACCGCAGAATACAAATGGCTCTGTTCCCGCTTCGTAATTTCCAATTGACGAATAGCCTGCAACGCTAGTGAAGCAATAAGCGACATAAGTGCCAGTGTTAGCGTTGGTATCTGTTGAAGTCCCGATGCTAAACACAGTGCTTGTCGGAATAGTGCTGTTCCAATAAGTTGCGTCTGTACCTTTAGCCGCATTGGAATTGAGGCGTAAATAGTCAGTACCGGCAAGCGCTTTATGCCAGACCGCCCAATTCCCTGTGGAGTTCCGCCGCTTGACGATAACTATTTGTGCGGCGACACCTAGGCCATGACCCACCGTCGCATTGGCTCCAGTTCCCGTATAAGTAACCACCGAGAATCCCGCACTAGCATTAGCTCTCACCTGACTAGAGATGCTGCCTTGTGTGTTGGATACGGTAGAAGAACCGGCGTCCCACGCCCAGGCGACGTACGTCCCACTGCTTTGATTGACTTCAAGATCGCCTGGGCCAGCACTATCGGGACCCAAGCTAAATCCATTTGAGTTGTAAGCTGTCACCTGATCCGTAGATGTAAGTTCAGTGCCTGGTGTATTGCTTCTTAAACGCTGCGTAACACCACGTACCACATCGGTTAAATGATGATTGTAACCGCTGAAATTACGGTTTTTGATCCATAAAAAGTCAGGCGAGAAGCCCAACCCACTAATGGTCTGCGTGGAGCCATTGCCGGTGTAGAGCTTCACGTCAAAGTAGTCCGAGCCTTTGGCAATCGTCGGCGTCGGCAGGTTGGCGGTGCAGAGTGCCTTGAAGCCGCTGGGGGCGGTGTAGGCGAAGGCGCGTTGGCCGAAGTTTGTGTCAAACGAGACGGTCGTTACGGTTGAAGCAATACTTATGATCGGGGCGTAGGTATCCACCGTGGATAGCCCTGTGTAGGCGTTGCCTTGAGAAACTCCATTCTTGTAAAAACTGAGTGTCCCGTTGTTGGCATCGTATGCAACACCAATAATGTCATTATTTGTCCAGGTTGCTCCGTAACTCACAAAAGTGTTGTTTGTGGCCTTATTGCCGTTATGACTTGCGTAGCCCCAGCTCTGAGTGTCAAATCCAACATAACCATTAGTATTTGATACTTTAGGAGCATTGGCAATCGTTATTCCGCAAATGCAGCCTCTTTCTGAGTCCACGCCTGATGACGCAGTAACTTCCCAATACCATTTTCCTGAGGCAAAAGCAAAAGTGGAATACATGCGTCTATGTGTACCGTCTGGCGCACTTGTGGTAGTGAGGTTGCCATTGCTCAATGTGGCAAGGTATTGAGAACTTGTGCTCAGCGGATTCCAAGTGCAATAATTCCCCCGCACCTCCCCGCCAACACCTGTATCCGTCCCGTAATTAGTGGGGGAGTCTACGAGGCTGTCGTTTCCGCTGCCGCTTGCAACGCTGAAGTTGTTGGGCGTCCAGTTATTGCTGCCGGCGCTGTCTTTACCAAGCGTGGTGCTGGTGGTGCCGGAGTTATCGCTCAGCGGCAGTCTGAAGCCATTGGTGCCGTAGCTGCCGGTGTATGCCTTGGGGTTCCACGCACCGGTGGTGGCGTCGGTTTCGCCAAAGCTGCTGGGGGTTAGCGCTTGGCCGTCGATGAAGTGGATGTCGGCTAGGTAGGCATTAAGGTGCTCCACCCCTGATCTAACTCGTCCAATACAATGTTCAATACTGGCGCGGTTAAATGTGGTTCCTGCGTAGTTTTGTGCAGCAATAGCTCCAGATACGGTCTGCCTGACTCCGTTCACATAGATCTTCAGCCTGTCGGCCTGTGTTGCGTTTGTAAAATCCCATTGCAGAAGTATGTGATACCAAGCACTCAGATCCCTAAATACTGCTGTTGTTGAGGCGTTATTTAGGTTTGTCGCTCCATTTTCTCCGGTCAGGGCATTGAGTGTGTCGCTTGACGTGAACTTGAAGTGAAAATAGTCGCTAGCGTTTGTACCCGCTGCAACAATTCCCTGTTGAGAGCCAAGCGCAGCACGCTTCACCCAGCAGCTAAAAGTCCATGTGGTGTATGAAGTGCCGTTAGAAGACGGAACCCTAGACGCGTAGGCACTGTCACTACTATTGAACCTAAGGCTTCTGCTGATCTGATAGGTCGTTGCAGCATCAGCGCCGCTAGCCAGCAGCAGGCCGTTGTTGATAACGCTCATTTCAGGTCAGCGATCAGACGGGCGGAGATGCGAGTCGCACTCTCGCAGTAATACGCCAGCACATCAACTGCGTTGGCTGTGGTCGTCAGCGTTGGCGGCGTGCCACCGGGGAACTTGAACACACTATTAAAAGCGGCGGTCCGCCCACCAGTTCCGTCTTGCGTAATCACGATCACACCAGACTGACCGGCGGTTTGGTTGGTTGGTGCAGCGAATGTTCGATTGCCACCGAGCGTGACGCTGAAGTTATTGGCGTTAGCCAGGTCAATCGTGATGGTCGCCCCATCCGTTAGTGCGGTAATGGTGCCGCGCTGGGCAACGGTAAAACTCTGATTCAGGTTGATGCCAGCAACCGTCAAGGAGGCATCAGGCAGCGTGATCGTGCGGTCTGCCGTGGGGTTCACCACCGTCAGTGTGGTCTCGTTAGCGTCGGCGCTGCTGCCTTCAAACGTCAGGCTGCCAGCGGTGCCAATCTCAAGGTTGCCGGTAACCGTGCCGCCTGCCAGTGCCAGATAGGTGCTTGCCGCTGATGCCGTAGTCAGCAGTCCGAGGTTGGCAGCCGTTACATCACCGATCGTGATAAAGGCATCGTTGGCACCATTGCGCAGTTTCAGCAGGGGGTTGGGGCTTGCAGCCGTATCGATCCACAGCTGATAGGCGTAGGTAGTGGTCGGTGCTGTTGAGCCGCTGTTCTGGCTGACGATCGCCGCCAGGATCGTGTTCAGTTCAGCGCGGAAGTTGGCGCCGCTCTGGTTGGCTAATGCGTAGTCAGTTGCCTGTGCCATTAGGTGATCTGCCTGCCGTGGCCAACGGCTTGGTAGTCAAAGGTCCTGGTCACTATGCTACCGCCAGAATTGCGGAAGGTCACTGTAAAGCCAGTTCTGCTGACGCTACTTACTGTGAAGTAGTCACCCTGTTGCATGTCCTGCGCCGTAATGCCCACGCTTGGGGTGCCGTAGAACGCACTCGGGAAGGTAACAGAGCCATTGGTCTGGTTGCGTTGAATCTCGGTCCTGCGCTGCAGCTTGGTCACAACGCCCAGTTGCTCGATCAGGATGTTTTGCGATGTGTTAACGCTGCGAGCTTCAACCTTGAACTGGAACCCTCTGCCACGTGTTGTGTTGTTTACGAACGGCTGCCAGGTGCCCCAGGTCGGTGTGCCGCTTGGGTTGTCGTTGGTGGTGCGCACATAGAGCTGTGCATTGACAGCGCTCAAGTCGTCGCCATCAATGTCAGACCACGCGTCGATCAGGTCAGTTCGTTCATCCCATGCGTTGCCAGGCTGAAATGCGCGTGTCTTGAGCGTGGCCAGCAGGTCGATGTCATACACCTGATTTAAGTCCAGCGTATTTAGAAATTGATATGACCCGCTGCTGCTGATGCTGCCATAAAAGTCAAGTGTCGTAATTGCATCCCAACTGGTGATGTCATCAATTAAACCCGTGGCAGTCAACGCAAGACCGCCTTCATCGGTGCTGTAAACCATACTGCTAGTTGTGCCTTGAAATGGCGGGCTGTCATCATCCTCGCGATACTCTTGCACCAAGAACGTATCCTGCGGCGCTGGCAGGTCAACCACCACTGCAGCAACACCAGCCGATTCGTTGCCAAGACTGTCAACCGCTCGGATAAGGTAAGTACCCTCAAGCAGTGGCACAATCTTGCGGGTGCTGCTGCCATTAACCGCTGGCACAATGTCATTGGCTCGGCCCCATGTTGCGTTGACACCAATCTCAGGTGTATATCGGATACGCACCTCACCACCTACACGCACGTCAAGGTCTACCGACTGCGGCCAGTACAGTTCAGCGTTCTTGTCATCTATCGGCGCAATCAATAAATCCGGAATCGTGGCTGGTGGTGCCGTTTTGCCTAATGCGTCAAAGTCAGCAACGGCGATGCCTGAGCGCTTGAATCCTGCGTTCTCCGCCTGCAGTTCAAACTCGTACCTACCAACGTCGCTATTGTTGATCTCATAATCAGGCGAACGCGTGAAGACCGTGGTCCAGTTGCCATTGTTGTACCGATACCGGAACACATACCGCGCAATCGACGACTGTGGCCGCCAGCTTACCAATACCTTAGAAAATACCTGTCCATTTGATTCGTATAGAACCTCGCTGGCTGTCAGGTCGCTCGGTGTTGGCGGGGGTACGTTTAGGTCGCTGATGTCAACAGGTGACAACGGCACACCGCGTTCGATATGATCATATTTTTGGAAGTCATACTTCACACCTGTGATCACATAGCTGTCACCCTGCTCCTCTTCTTGCACCGTAAGAACACGGAACGGCTGGCCCGACAGCTCAGGAAGCGTGATCATCCACGGCGTGCCAGGCTCAGGCAAGCTATAGAGCTGCGTCGGCAGAGTGACTAGGTCGCCATTGATTGTTGCGCTATTGATCACTTGCACCTGTGGCGTTGCGTTATTTGTCGGCAACACCACCTGAAAGATGAAGCTAGCTGGCACGCTGTCGGTGAACATCAGCTCAGCGTTGCGGTCCAGTCGTACCTGGGTGGCGCTGATAGATTCAGCAATACGGCCAGCGCGTACACGACCAGCACGGACTGGGTCCATGACCTTGATGATGCTGCCAGGGCGCACATACTGCCCAGCGGTGATGCCGGTCTTAAAGTTGACGATTTCGCTGGTGTTGTGCTCTTCATACAGGATCCACTCAGCAACACGACGGGCCTGGCCACGACTTGTGCAGGCGAATGCCTCGACTTCTTTTTTGAGGATCCCATAACGCGCAATAGATTCAGCATCTTCTACAACCTCATAGGCAAACTGCCTTGCGGTCATGTCGAAATAACGCACCGCTACCACAGTGCTGCGTGTCTTCAAGCTGCTGCCGCTGTAACTGAACCCTTCCTCTGTAACGTTGGATTGATTGAACAGGTAGATCGCATCGGCGGGGCTGTCCTGCGCGATCGTCAACGAGCCAGCCGCCCAGAATGGCATCGCTCGAAACACAGAACATAGATCATTGATCAGTTTGTAAGCGTCTTCTTGCGTCTGGACACTGACATTGCAGGAGAACCGTGGTTCAGTGCCATTTGGCGTTAGTCCATCAGGCACCAGCGCAGAGGCATATTGGCTGGCGGCAAGGAATGCCCATTTGTCGAGCGAACTGGCACTGATGTAATCACCAAACCCAAATCGTTTGCTAACAAGCAAATCCCACAGAATCCATACGGGGTCGGTGGTCCATTGCGCAGCCTGAAAGCTGCCATTCCAAACGCCTTCATAAGAAAGCCGACCGGTTGCGCTATCAACTACGGCATTAGACGGCAGCCGCACCTTGATGCCACGCACGCGATACATGCGTTCAGGGATGCTGCTGAATTGCTCAGCGTTGATCTTGATACCAACCAAAGCACTATTCGGATATGCCGTCTTGGCATAGATCAGCTCGGTATAGCTAGCCCAGTAGATCTCATCAACAACTGTCTCGTTGTTAGTGCCGGATGGTGGTGCATCATCTGTGACCCTGACAACACGCACATCAAGCGGTGGCGGTGTGCTTAGGTTGATCCTGTAGGTGCGTTGGTACAGATCGCTGGTGCGACCCGTGATTGTATTAGTAAGAACTGTCGTGAACGGACCGCCTGCATATGAGAATTGAACCTGCAGTTCGACCGATGCGCCATCAACGTTGCCGTTGCTCCTAAAGATCTGCAGCGCAGGTACAGAAATTGTGATCCGAATAGCATCTAGGTTGGTGTCAGATATGTTCCGCGTGACCGGTACGGCTTTCGTGATTTTGGTGTTGACTGCAACCTCTTCTTGCGTTGATGTAAACGGCAGATAAGTTTGGTTTTGCGTGCCATATCTGGTGTAAACCTCAACATCACGAAAGTTGTAGTCATTTGCGTCGTACTCTTGGGTCGGGTCGGCATTTTCACGCACCAGCGGCGTGTTATTAAAGAAGATGTCCTTTAGTAGCGCCCTGTTGTAGTTTGTTGTATCTCTGTTGTAAGCGCGAGCCGATGGGAATCCTTCAATTTCGCCTTCTCCGATCAGGTCAATAATCCTGGCGATCTGTGTTGAGTCAAGATTATCTGCTGCAACATCGGCCGAGCCAGCCCCGCCACCGCCGCCTTTGCCACCACCGCCACCGCCACCGCCACCAGCAATGAGGTCAGTCATCAATCCACCACCTCGACGTTGTCACTGGTTAGGCCAGCCGAGATGACCACGCTGCCGACAAGCACCTCGCCATAGATGATGGGCACAGGCACACCCGAGCGCGATACGTTCTGGATGCCAGAGAAGCTATATGACTTTTTGGGATCACTGTCAGAGTTTGCGCCAACTTGTAGTTGCGGTACTGGCGACAATAGTTGTGATATGCCACCCAAAATCAACGCACCACCAAACAATCCAACTTGAGTCACAGTCGCACCGGCAAGACCAAGTCCTAAGCCTGGAATAAAGATTGCCGCAGCCACCAGCGCAATGCCAGCAAGGATCTGCCCAAAGCCATCGCCAGCGCCAGCCATCACAGGCACAATGCGAATCACATCAGCAGCGCCAATCGGCATGTGTAACTGCTGCGGTTCATCACCAATCGGAAGCTGAAATCTGCCTGCACTTATCTTGTACTCATGCTCAGCCATGTGCGCCTGCAGGCCAGGGAAGTTGGCAACAAGAAAACGCACGGCTTCTGCTGGTGTGCTAACCGCTGCCCTGAAGCTGCGCTGTCCTAGGAACTTCGCCAAGCTGCCGTAGACCTTGATCAATCGCATCACAGGCACCTGCTCGAGTGCCGGAGCGCACGCCCGGTGTTCTTCAGATAATAGCTGCCGAGCAAGTCGCGTGAGCTAAGCCGTCCGCGAATGTGATGCAGGATCATCTGATCGCCAACGTAGACCGCCACATGATTCAGTCCCCTTGCGCCATCTAATGACATCAGCAGCGCATCACCGACCTGGAGCTGCTCGACATCCACCTCGACAAACCCAGCTTCACCCCAGCAGCGATCAAACATGGGATCCTCGTTGAACTGCTGCATCACATCCGGTCGCTCCCAATCTGGAAGGTGCAACGCAAACTGCTCGGCATACCAGTCACGCACCAGCGTCCAGCAATCACTTACGCCCCACACCCATTGCCGTCCGATCAGCGGCGCTTTGAATCCACTTGGTTCGCAGGTCTCCCATTGCAGCGTGCCAGGGTTGACGATGTGCCACGGCAGACCGCTGCGTTCGCAGGCCATACGATCAGCATCGCTTGGTGTTGCAGGTGTACGTGGATGGCTATGCACCACACCAATCACCTCGCCCGCATCCTCGGCTTCAGCGTAGTCTTCAGTGCTCAGCACAAAGAAGTCTTGCGGCGTCTGCGCCAGATTGCGGCAAGGCCAATACCGCTTGCGCCCTTTGACAACCACCAGCAAACCGCACGCCTCTCGAGGAGCTTCCACCAGGGCGTGTTCAACCGCAGCTTCTTGCCATTTCATCATCCGTAGAACCCTCCAACGCCGGGGAACCCACCAAACGGTAGCTCTGCATTTTCCCCAAATCTTTTGCGACAACTGCTAAGCCGCTTCCCGCAGACATCATCCAAAGCATCAACGGTGCCGGTGATCACGCGTGGTTCGATGGCAGTGCTGTAACCCGATGACCACAATGGGGTTGTTGTGCCGCCGTGATACAACACCAGGTTTGCATCGTTCTGCTGCGTCAGATAGTTGCTTGCATAGCCGCTAGCCGTTCGTAGGTAATAGACCGCCGCCACGCTAGTGAAGGTGCCCAAGGTGCCGGGGTTGACGACTGGGTCACCATTTCGCCATGGGTTGTTGGCGCTGACGGTCACCTGCGCATTGAAGTATTCATCAACCCTCCACATGCCCGTCGATGCGCTGACGGTTGCCTTGGCCATTGGCTTCAGATTCGGATCGCCATAATCATTGTTGATGGTTGGCGCGCCTTGCGTCCATGAATAGTTGACCGTCCTGCCAAGCGCGGTGAAGGCATCTTTGTATTGCTGTGATAGTTCGACAGAAGTTGCGGTGTAGCTCAGCGTTACAGTTTTTGTACCGACCGTGAACAACATCGTCGCCGTGCGTGCTTGCCCTGCATATGTATCAGGATTGCCAAGCACTTCATAAAAGAATGCACCAGCGCGGCCTGTATTGACTGTGCTTTCAAGTCGCCAGTCCATGTGTCTGACCGCCGTCGGCGTACCCAGCAACGCCGTGTTGGTGGCCCAGATGACCGAACCGTTGCTGCGATACATGACCAGATTGCCATCGCTTTGCATCACGAGCCTGTAGGCATCAGAGCCGACCGTGTTCAACGCCCATCGTGCGTTAGCGCTTGGATTGTCCTTGGCATATGTAACCAGATTTGAATCGGCCTGCAGCGTCGTTCTGAACCAACGATTTGCAGATGTCAACGACTGACCAATGAACAGAGTGCTACCAGCACTCAGGGTTGCAGTGCCAGCCGCAAAGTTAGTTGCAGGCGTAGTCGCAAGCGCATTGTCGTTTTCGTCAAAGTAGTTCGTGCCGGTATAACCGCATTCAGAACCGCGATACTCCCACGGGCAGGCAGTGGCCAGCGCAATGCGTTTCGGGGCACGCACACCAGCCAAATCAAACGCAGCCGTCAGCTCGAACTCAACAAAGTCGCGTGTTTCAGTAACTTTGCGATCGACGTAATAAACTTCACGCGGCATCTCAGCAGTTGGGTCAGGCGTGCCGTAGGGATTAACGCCACCTTCAAAGTTGTTGGCATCAAGAAAACGGCTCAGCGTGCGAATCCTTGTAAACTTTGCACCTGTCAGGTCATTGCCGATTGTATAAGCGTTGACATCCAACAGGATCAACGAGATTGACCCGAACAGGTTAGATACCTTGACTCTGGGCCGTGGCAGTTGCCCGTTGCCGTTGTATTCAAATCCGCCCACCTCAATCGGGAAGGCCATGTAGTTGTAGCCAGCCCAATAGACATCACCTTTGGTCAGCGTGCCATTGACGCCATTGTGAAATCTATAGATTGCATTGCTGCCATGAATCTTCTGGATCAGCTCAAGTTCAAACAGCTCAATAATCGCTGCCGGGTTTGAACTAATCAGCTCCCGGAATAATTCGCTGCTCATGCTTCATAAACCTCCACGAACGTCGCCGTGATCGTGTTGTTGTTGCAGTTCAGCATGTCCATGCCCCACTCTCTGCAGATGTATTTGCCTGCGCTGCCGCGAGGAGGAGTCCAGTCGAAAGACTCAGCACCGGCGCGAGCTTCTAAAAATGCCAGGATGTTTTCGCGTTCTGTATCAGTACGGTTCAGAAATGTAAGCCGCCATTCCTTTGGGTCAGTGTTCAATCCATACCGCAGCCGCTGGCTATAGCCATCGCCAAATTGCATGGTCCGCACACGCGGCTGGCTTTGCTCTGTAGCCGTAAAGCTAGGTGTATAGGTGAAGGTGGCCATTAGGCGAGCAATCCTCCAGGGCGCTTCTGCTTGATCAATTCTGCCTGCACCGCTGCGCCAACAACACGCCCCAACGCATTGGCATCAGATTGGTTGCTTTGCACCCTCGAACCGCTGGCATCAACCTGCACGTTCACTGTGACCGCACCACCGCCAGCAGCGACAACACCAAGTCTTCCATCGGAGCCACGCCGCAATGGCATGATCGCCTCAGGCCCAGCCTCTCCCATCAGGCCGACACCTTTGGCGAAGGGGAACACCGTTGGCTTGTCAACGATGCCACCGCGGGCGAACTTCTGGATTCCGTTTTGGGCGAACACGCCGCCATTGGCAAGTTTCAATTTCAATCCAAAGATGTCACCTACGCCCTTAACCAGCGGTGCGATGATTGCCTGCCGAATCGCGATCCGGGCGATGTCTTGGATGATGCTGTTTGCCAAGTCAGTAAAGTTTGCCTTGCCAGTGGTGACAAAGCTCGCCAGCTGATCCTCGAGCCCTTGAAAAGCGCCCTTAACCGAGTCGGCTACTTGCGTGCCAAAGTTGGTGAGCTGCTCGTAGTACTGCTTCAGACTTTTGGAAAAGGTCTCCTTGAAGCTCTCCTTTACATCTTGACTGGCCGCGATCAGCTCACGCAGCTTGGCGATCTGCGGATCAGTCAGACCTGGCATCCGCTCAATGAGCGTTGTCAGTTCACGCTCAATCTCTAACCTCTTCAAGTCCTCGCCAGCAATCAGTCCCGCCTTGATCTTCAGATCTTCAACCGTGCGGTTGTAGTTGTCCTGCAGGTCCTGGCGCTTGATGTAATCCTGCGCAATGATGCTGCCCAGTTCTTTTGCAAACTCGATCTCAGCCTGCAGCAGGGTGGTAGCTGCATTAGCTTCAAGTGCCTGCCGTTGCCGTGTGCCGATCTTTTGCTTGTCAAGATCCAGCAGCGTCAGCCCATACTCCAGCTCTGCCTGCTGCAGCTTATTCCCATCAATCTTGGCCTTGTTCAGCAGCAGGGTCAGCTTCAACTCCTCGGCGGTCAGCTCCTTGATTTCCTTGGCAGCTTTGGGCTTGCTGCCTGTTTTCAGACCGGAAAGATCAGGGATCGCGCCAGGCGCTGCTGATGGCAACGACGGCATCGATGGCATCATCGCGCCAAGGCCAGCAAACGCCTGATTGATTGCGCCTGTAATGCCGCGGCTGATCCCGCTGACAATTTTGCCTTGGTTAAACGCCGCGTCAATGCCAACGCCAAGACCAGCAACCAATGCAGCGATCAGGCCTGGCTTGCTCTTAATAAATCCAGCAGCACCGGCCAACAGATTCGCCGCGGTTAATGCCTTAAGAGCTTTGATCAAGGATCCAGTGATCAAGATCGCGGCCCTTGCGCCAGCGATAAAAGTTGAGAACACCTGGATCGTTGCAAATGCAGCCAGCGCCCCGACAAGTGCATCGACGGAAGTCTTGAAGATAGTGTTTTCTTTGTAAGCCGTTTGGATGCCGCTGATCCATTTGCCAATTTCAGTGACCGATTGCGTTAAAATCTGTAGCAGTCCATTGAATACAGGCAATAATGCGGATCCTATTTGAATCGTCAAATTGGTTAGTTGAGCGTTTGCAATCCCTATTTGGTCGTTGAATGCGTCAGCTTTATCAGCGAAATCTTGACTAATGTTCAGACCAAACCGCTGGATCTCTTGACTGCCAAGGTTGAGGATAGGGATCAGTTCCGCGCCAGCCTTGCCGAAGACACGGATCGCCAGCGCGGCCTTCTCAGGCCCATCCCGCAACGTAGCAAACCGGTCGGCGATGTCCAGGAACACCTGATCAGCAGACCGCAGATTGCCCTGTGCATCGGTCGTCGCCACGCCGATCGTTTTGAATGCAGCCGCTGCACCGTCCGCGCCAGTGGCCGCGGCCACCATGTTTTTGTTCAGGAACGTCAGGCCCTTGGCCACGCCCTCCAAGCTGCTGCCACTCAGCTCTGCCGCGACCTTAAACTGTCCCAGCGTCTGGATGCTGACGCCTGTCCTTTGCGATAGGTCGCGCATGTCATCCGCCAGGTCGATCGCGCTCTTCGCCAATGCCACCACGCCGCTGGTCACAGCAGCAGCAGCCAGGCCCTTGATGCCCATCACCAGCAAACCAGCCGCTTGACTGGTGTTCTTGATCTGACCCTCGAGCCCCTGCATCGAGTTTCCGAGTCGGCGGATGTTGTTCTCGCCGACCACGTTGGCCGTGATCTTCAGGGCAGCGTCAAGGTTCAGCGCCATGCTCAGCCCCCTTGCTTGTTGATGGCTTGCATCGCGGCGACCTCCATGGTCTGCAGGTCTTCCAGCATGGTGCGCTGATCCTTCACCTCATACAGTCTAAACAGCCATTGAACGGCTGAATAGTCCAAACCGATGACGCCGCTCATCGTGGTGCGCCATTGCGTTTGCAATCGCAAGAACATCTGTACGGTTGACCAGTTATCGAGGTGAACCTCGAACTCAGCCGCGACCGGTGGCGGCAGGTCTGGCAGCTCCAGTCCCATGGCCGCGGCATCTGCAGCAGCGTCATCAATGACGCCGCCACCTGCCCAATACTCCGCGGCCTCTGTTAGTTTTTTCGCTTGGCTCCCTGCAGACTTTCGAAATAGGCCAGCGTGATCGCGGCCGCCAGCATGGGCACATCCAGCAGTTGCTGCAGCGCCGACTGACTGAAAGGCACGTCTTTGCCGCTGTCGTCAGTGACGCCAGACCAGCCGATCAGAACCTCAGCGGCCAAAGCCGAATCGGTGATCTCCTCCGCCTTGATCTGTTCGCCGATCTCTGTGATGCGCGATTGCGACAACCGCTTGAACTCACCGTCGAAGGTTTGCCGTTCATGCCGGCCGCCATCGACTGGGATGTCGAAGGTGACCGGCCAGCTGTACGAATCAGACTGCTTGAGAACGAACGCCACGCGAATCAGGTGTAAACGATTGACAGCTCATCATTGCCTGCGCTGGTCGGAACCGCAATGAATGGCATGTTCAGCATCTGCACACCGTCCTGGTCGCTGTAGGTCAGGTTGCCTAGGTCCGACTGCGCAGTGGTCACTGTGCAGATGTTCCCGGCCGTCAGACCGTGCTGGAAGGTGATGCTGCCGGTGCTGCTGCCGGTCGCGATCGTGAAGAAGTCCTTGGCCGTAATGGTCGGCGCTTCAATCACAACGGTGCCGCTGGGCGCCCGATTGGTGATCATGATCTCCTTGGTGCAACCGACCAGTTCGCGGTAAATCACGTCATTGGCAATGCTGAAGTTGTAGGACTGCAGGCAGCCGGCGTAGGAGAACGCGGTGAAGTTAGTGGTGTTGCCCTGCTTGAAGATCAGCGGGGTCGCTTGGTTGGCATAGGTCGGAGTCGGAAGCGTCTCGTCGGTGGGGGCGTTGTAGATGCCGGTCATCGTGAAGGAGATCGCCGGTATCTGGCCCACTTCACCAGTCAGCTCAAAGGTGCCGCGGCAGCCCGTCAGCTTGTGACGGATGCCATCCTCGTGATAGTGAATCGTGCAGCTCTCGAAGCCGCTGCTCTCGGGCGCGTAAGTTGCGCTGGTGGATGCAGCAATGGTCTCGCTTAGGCCGCAGCTGCGCAGGACTGGGCCGTAGGCTGGAGCCGTGCCGGCAGCGCCAGAGCCAGCCAGTTCAACTTCAAAGCTGACCTCGACGCGTGTCTGAGCTAAGAGCTGATCAGCTTGGCCCATGTAGGGACGCACAAGATCACGGTTCACCGTGTCAGCAACCAGCGGTTGAATCTCAAGATTCCGAACCAAAATGGCATTGCTGGCCCCGGTAGGGGTTGGATCCGTGCCGTAGGTGCTTTCAATCTTCGCCAGGATCAGGCGCCGGCGTGTCAGAACTGATGCCATCGGGGGCTACCTCGAATGTTGGATGAGGGGCCGGCTTGGTCCGTTGGACGAGCTTGCGCTTGCCGGTTTTGGGGTTGACCAGATAGCTGCCGCCCTGGCCTTTGTATTCGTCCACCATCGTAGCTACTACGGGCTAAGGGAAAGATCGGCCACCTTGGTCCGATACCTGACAGCGTAGTCGCAGCTGATCACACCGCTTGGCTGATCTGCTTCGACCAGGTCGAAGGATACCGATACCGGTTGTACATCGTAGGCATAGCCACCCAGGGTGAGATCTGCCATCACCTTGGAATGCAGGCTTTCAACGATTGGATCAGCCAGTTGATCGGGAATGTTGCCGCGCACGATCACCGAAATCCGCACCGTCAATGTCCAGTCCAGGGTCGGCAGGCTGGTGTTCTGCTCAGCGCTATCGCCAACAGGCTCAACCACAATCGCTGGCAGCTCGCCCCTAGCCAGCGGCTCGACCCGGCTGCGATAGATGCGCGTGCTCACCTGCGCGGTGTTGGTCAGCGCTGTGCGGATGGCTGTGAGGATTGACTCGCGGCGGGTTGTCATGCGCTAGCTACCTGGACGACGGTGCAGATGATGCCTGGAATGCTGGGGTGCGCTGGGCTTGCAGAAGCTGCCTCGGCGTGGATGTATGCCGCCACGTTGCTGGTCATCCACATAACCTCGATGTAGTCGTTGGCCACCACTGGCAGAACGTAGTTCACAGTTCCAATGATGTTGCCATCAGTCTGGCCATGCCTGGCGATGACGCTGAACCGGCTGTCGCTGGCCGGCACGTCGCCGCTGCTGCCGCTGTCGTTCTTCCGCAGCCAGACGTTCACGTCATGGATGTCGTTATCTGTATTGGTGAACTGGATCGAGAACGTGATGCTGTAGACACCAGGATGATCAAACGTGATCCGCTCGTTTGAAATGATCTTAATGCCGCGGCTGGCGGTGTCTGTCTGCCGGAGCTTGATCGCGTAGGCCGTGTTGGCCTGCGCAGCTACTTGCGACGTCGGGTCCCAGAACGAGCCCCAATAGCCAGGACAGCCGTGATAAGGCAGCTTGGCCCATGCCGATCGGCCATCGCCCAGCTTCAGGTTGCCCGTGTCACTCTCAAGGCCAGGCTCACCCGCCGTCAGCACAGGGTTGAGTGCTGTCCACTGGCTGCGAGTGTTGACCTTGAAGGGGCTACTCATGTCTTCTGCAAAGCGATCTGGACAAACTTGCCGTCATCGATCAGCATCGTCTCGCGGACCGTGTAGCCCACGCTGTCCACAGTGATCGAGCTGCCGCGGGTCAAGGTGCCAAAGTCCGACGCCCTGGCCGTCAGCGTGTAGTCAGTGCTAAGCACCATTCCATCGCTCAGGATCTGGCTGGGCATGTCAAGGATGCCATTAGCAGTAACGGCGCCAGCTGTGCAGCTGACGCCGAAGTCTGCCAGGAAGATGTCCAGATCTTCCGTGATGGCCATCAGCTGTACTTCTTCGAGCCGAGAGCAACAACCGAAACAGCGCCGGTGCCGGTGCCGCCAGTAACGGTGAAGAGAACGCGAACATAACGACGCAGGTCGTTGCTGTTCAGGTAGATCTTCTCCTGGAAGGCGGTGTTGGCGGCAGCAGCGGTGAAACCGCCACCGGTTGCATCGACAAAGTCGCCGCTGGTGGTGGTGTTGCTGGTCTGGATCTTGGCGGTCAGGGTGACGCTAGCGCCAGCAGCAGCTGCGTCGATGATGAAGGCGATGTCGCCTTCA